CTCCCGCGCGGATATGGGACACCGGGCGCTGTGCGTCCCGTCCGTCCGCCCGCACTCGCACACCCGTGTACAGGGGCGCCCGCCCACTCTTCCCGTCCTGGCGCGATGCGCCGCCTCGTGCCGGCGCAGCACGTCGCGCGCCGCCTCCACATCCGCCGTCGTTGGAATCTCCATAATCACAATCCTCCTAATAGTCATTATAACCGATTTTCGCCCTTTTGTGACAGTAGAAGTTTGTGCCCTATTGACATGCTGCGCGTATCGTCGCTATAATCCTCAATGTGCGATGCCGGGTGGGGGAGTCCGGCTGTCCCCGCCAGGCTCATAACCTGGAGATCGCTGGCTCAAATCCAGCCCTGGCACTATAATCACGAGATGGCGCCCAGTGCCTCCGTGCCTGGTCTCCGCCGAGCCTGGCTAAAACTCTCCCGCCTCGGTCGTGCGAGGGCATCTCAAGGGGATGTTGCAGGCTGCCAGATCCCTCCACGCTCCCCATGCGTACAGGGATAGGCTTTACACACAACGCGTCCAGCCGGGCCGGGAGCGTAGCGGTTATCTGCTATCTCGCTACACACAGATACATTCGCCCGGCTGGACTCATTTAGTCCGTAATCTAATTAGATTGTTGGCTAAGTGTCGGAGAATTGATATGGAAAGGCTCTGTTACTCTATCCGCGAGGCCGGCGATATGCTGCGAATCAGCAGGCAATCCGTCAATCGACTCATTGCCGACGGCACGCTCAAAATTCTGAGATTCGGAAAATGCGTACGGATCACCGCCGAATCGCTGAATGCCCTGATTAAAAATAATATGTTGGCGTAACCCCTATGCCACGTGCATTATCTCCCCGTCATCGTAAATTTCTCTCCCTCTATCTGGGTGAATGCAACTTTAACGCCTCCGAATCTGCCCGTCGTTGTGGTTATCCTCATCCTGCACAGTCCGGTTTTGCTGTCCTCAAGAGGATTAACAAACATTTATCACTCTCTGATATTTTGCGGCGGCACGCTATGTCACCAGAAGAAATGATAGCGCGTATCAGCGATATTGCACGTGGTAGCCTCGATGATTTCGTGACCGTGGACCCGATAACCGGCGGCGTTTTCATTGACATGCGTAAGGCCGTCGAACGCAACGTTATGCATACCTTCGATACCGTCGAGTATACTGATAAGGGGCGACTGAAGATTCGACGACATAACGCCCTGGACGCCCTCTATAAGCTGGCGCAAATCTATAAGATGGCCGAGGAGCAGGAGACGCAGGTTGATGTCCGAACCCTCAATATCTACCTCTCTGCCCTTCCACCAGACGTGGCCGAGGAGGCTCGAAGGGCTCTTTCGCGAACACTCGGGGAACAAGGCCCGCAGGCTGGTCGCACAATCGACGTTGGTCCCGAAGATCACCTTGGCTGACCTCAAGATCCGCGTCATTGATCCTAAAACCGGTGTCGCCTCGCTGGTCCCGCTGGAGCCCAACGCCGTCCAGGTTCAATACCTCGACCTACTCACCGCCAAATACTCGCCGTTCGATTGGCGCCGCCATAACTACACCCTGCACGGTATCCGTGAGGACTGTATCAAATCCAGGCAACAAGGGATGTCCACCCTGTGGCTCGCCTTGTATTTCCTCGACACCTACAATGCGCCCAACATCGAGAGTCACGTCTATGCCCATGATGGAGCCACCACACGCAAGTTGTTCTGGATCGTGCACCGATATTACAAGCACTTGGATGAGAACAAAAAACGCCCCCTCCGGCGTAGCAACCAATACGAACTTGTGTTCGACGATACCGATTCCGGTTTTTTTGTGGGTATGGTCGGGGGTGGGTCACTTGGTCGCGGAGGGACTGTATCGAACGTCCACATCTCCGAGCGCGCCTGGTCTGAGCGTTACCCTGAGTTGGAGTTAGGACTGTTCCCCTCCGTGCCCGTGTTGGGCAATATCACGAGGGAGACGACGACCAACGGCCTGAACGAATACTACCAGGAGCGCCAGCGCGTCAACCGGGGCGAGACGGTGTTCACGCCCCGGTTTTTCGGCTGGAACCTGACTCCGCACTACCGCGCAACCCCGCCGACCGACTTCCGATCAACCGACGAGGAGACAAAACTCGTCGCCGATCATGGGCTGGACGAGGCGCAACTCCAATGGCGCCGGGAGGGGATCAAAACGTATCGAGAGCGGTTCCCGCAGGAGTTCCCATTGACCGAAGAAGAAGCCTTTATTAGTTCCGGTCATAGCTACTTTAATCGGTCGGTGTTAATGGCGATGCTGCGTACCGTCCAGCAACCTGAGTACACACCGTTGCCCTGGACTGGACGCGGTGCCCTCAAACTCCCCCGTGACATGGAGGATACCCGCCGCCTCGTCGCCGACCAGCGCCCAGATACCTACCTGCGCGTCTGGGAGATTCCGCAGGCCGGCAAACGCTACATCGTCGCCGCCGACACCGCGCAGGGGATCACCGCTTCCAAAGATTCGGACTACTGTGACGCCGTCGTGCTCGACGCCCAGGCGATCGAGATCGTCGCGACGCTGCACGGACGATTTGAGCCGTTCATGTTCGCATGTTTGTTATACGAGTTAGGTTGGTACTACAGCTATCACACGCGCGAGCGGGACGAGCCGGCGTTGCTCGGAGTCGAGCGCGAGAACCACGGGCACGCCGTGAACGGGTTTCTGCAGCATCATCCCGATTTGAAATATCCGCTGCAGGTCGGCAAAAATTGTACCGGGCTCTACCTGCACGATCCCGTAAATCTGACCGGGAGGCCGAGGCGCAACCAGGGGGCGCAGGGGACGCTGCAGGTCGGCTGGCCGTCCACTAGCGCCAAGAGTGACGCGGACGATACCCTCGTGAAATATATCTCAGATGCGGAGGAGGTCGGCGCCGGCGTCTGGATCAACGACAGGGATACGATCGGGGAGTGCCTGACTTACGTGCATCTGCCCGGCGGCGGGGCTGGAGGGGAGGCCGGTTCACACGACGACCGGGTCCGCAGCCTCGCCATTGCGTGCGCGTTGCATTCGTTGTGCTACGAGCGCCCCATTGCCGGCGCCGCGAACCGGCCGCAACCCGGCGTCGGCTACCGGGGGCCGCACTACGGGAATGCCCGAGGAGAATCAAAATATTGACGCAGGAAGAGAGGATTTGCGCGGCCATTACGGGGCGCTGGTGGAAACGGACGCCGCCGACTGGAGACTGATGACGGATCCGCCGGAAGCCACCGGCTACTATCTGCTGGCGCTGCCCGGCCTACACTCGCAGGGGATCGCCCCGTACGTCGAGATCGGGAGTTATTGGCCGTCCGGCGAGTGGAGTTACCCGACCGGTGAGGGGGCGCGGTACTGGCGCCCGCTGCCGGAGTTGCCGGCGGGGATGGGGGAGGCGAAAAGATGATACTGACAATCTTCTTTGTTGTATTCGGGGTGTTTGCTTTCGGTGTGTGGGTAGGGTATCATGCAGGACGGATAGCCGAACGGCGCTACCTTAATGATTGCCTGATCGGGGAATTGGCGAAGCGTCAGGCCGGAACCGGCTGTCCGACGTGCGGTACCGTCACGATTACGGAGAAGGACGTCCATGATATTCCTTGATTTTTACTATGGCGAGTTGTTAAATCTCGATAACGTCGTGCTTTTTAAGGTCGGCAACATTGAGGCTCGGGACGGTAAAAAACATCTGTGGGTCTACGCCGTCTCAACTGCCGGAGTGCGCGTTCCCATCGAATCCGTCGAGAGCGACCGGGAAGGGTATACGCTCCTGACTCGCCTATCGTGCGCCCTGAACGAATTTGAGCCGGATGAGGAAGAAGCCAAACTGCCCATTCACGTGATCTCCTGGTTCAGTGAAGTGCAGCAACGCACGGAGGAATGGTCGCCCGAGTCGGAGCCGTGAGGGACATCCGTCCCCAATCCCAACGAAGACGAGCCGCACGAGTGACCGTCGTTTTTAAAATTCCAGACGGTAACGGGGCCGCGACAAATGTCTACGCTTGACAACCCTGCGCGTATCCGCGTACAATGTCG